GTGGGACTTTATCATTGAAAACCTTGCCGAGCTCATTCTCGGTGGCCTCGCCTTCGTTAAGATTATCGTCAACGCAACTCCGACGGAAAAAGACAATCAAGTCTTTGGGTACATTGACGCTTTGATCAACATGATCATCGCTGATCGCAAGAAAAAGTAATGCTTGGATTAGGCCTAGGATTAGGCAAGGGGGGTGTCCCAGTTAACGCCCCAGCGATTGGCACAGTGGACGCGGTTCTCTTTGAGAGAGACGGTAACTGGACGGGGTCTGACATTTCTTCTATGCATAGTCACAGTGATACGACTCTGTCGCTCGGAACCGCTGATGTAGGTGGAATTTCAAACTACGTCATCATGAATGTAGATGCAACAGATGGAACCGATGCCCAAATGGGTATTGGGGCAAGCAATAGTTTGTTTTCTTCCCTGCCTATAGATTACTACAACACAAGCTCTGGGAGTTTTAAGATAACAGTGAAAGTGTTTATCCCTTCTAGCAATACGTCTACGGGTGCGATAACAAAAATACGACACGGAAATAGCGCAAACACTTTTGCAACTAGCGAAGACACTTGGACAGTACACACTCGAACGAAGACTATTGCTTCGTTATCTAGTCCAGCTTCAGACAATGATTACTTTGAAGTGGAGTTTGAGGACACTACCTCTAATGAGCCAATTCAAAACGATCAGATGTACGTAACGCAGTTCAAGGTGGAGTTCATAGCGGACTAAGGTTGTTGTAGAACCTCTGCACCATCAGTCTAGCTTTCTGCGTTAATGCATACCTCACTCTGTAATTAAACTTCGTTTCCTCTCGGAACAGGTGGTCCTCGTCAGTTTGTGACGGCGTCAACTTGTCGAAGTGCTTGTACAGGAGTCCGACCTTCATCATGGGGTACACCACCCTTTCGGCAAGTTTCTTCTTGCTCATGCCGTAGTTCTCTGACGCGTAGTCCAGGGTCCAGAACTCCAGGTCGTACGCCCAAAGCATGAAGAACAATTCCTTGGGATAGATGTCGTTCTGCCCCTCAAACTCAGACATCACCTTCCTCAGGTCCTTGAGGTGATTTTGCTTTACGTATCTTTGGTTGAGAACGGAGAACTCCCTGAAGAGTTTCTTCTTCGCTACTTTACTTTTAGGCATAATACAATATGGAGATGGACTTTGAAAAATCCCAGTTCCTCCGTGAAATTCAATCCCTTCACCTCGCAATGGAGGAGTGCATTGAGAGGCACGGAATGCAGGAGCATGTGGTAAGCATTGTGCTCACTGGGGTCGTGGACATTGATCCCGACGGAGAGGAAGATACGCTACGCGCGATCTATAGTTACAACGTACATGACGAGGTCGTCCTGGAGGAGAGCTTTCACTTTATGCGAGAGACCTACTACAAGAACGCTCTTGACGGGGCCCTCGACAAGTTGAAGGGGTCTAATGATGAGTCCCTGGACGACTTGCTTGGAGAGCTCGGCATCGACATTGAATCGCCAGAGGACGAATGAGCGGCGTAATTCGAAAGATCGTCATCGGGCCCAACCCGAAGGACGGCATGGCTTATTATGTCGGAATGCGCGCGGGGGAGCGGAAGGTCAACGCCATCGTTCACGATGACGAGTATATGCACCGATATAGCAAGAGCAGGTACCTCATCTACCTGGAGGGTGACGAGGGCATCTCACTCTGGAAGTCTGTGGACAGCATGCCCCACATAATTGAATACGATTTGAATTTCTGATGAAGATGATGAATCACTTCGTCGTGGAGTTGGACAAGACCCTTCACGACACCATCACCACGGATGGTGGTATGGAGCTTTACGTGGACAACAGGTTCAACGATTTTGATCACCGAGTTGTGGAGGGGCCTGTAAAGGCCACCCCACAAAAACACGACCTGCCCGTCAGGCCTGGAGACACCCTTTACTTTCACCATCTGGTTGTTCTCCAGGAGGGCCAGAAGCTCACGGGTAGCGACAAGGACTACATGGTGCTGTATGACCCTGACGTGTGCGTGTCCAATCAGGCCATCGCATACAAGGATCAGGACACGGGTGAGGTTCGGTCCCTGGGTCAATGGTGCCTACTAGAGGCGGTGGACCAGGAGGATGAATTGGTCTCGGAAATCCTAGAGATCATCGACAACAAAGAGAAACTCCCGACGGAGGGCAGGGTCTGGTGTGGCAACGACCACACGACTCAGCTTGGTGTTAAGGTTGGGGACGTCGTTGGGTTCAGGAAGAACATGGACTATAGAATTATGATCGATGGCGAAGAAAAGTACAGGGTCGACTCAGACGACCTCCTCTACGTTCACAACGATTGACGCCGCCCAGCGTCTGATGTCCGCCATGGAGACGGCCATCAACAACATGATCGAGGAGATCAAGAAACCTGTAGACCAGGAAATCAACGGGAGCGCCAGAAAAGCTGAGTTGCAGTCCATCAAGCAGACCGCCCTGGACTGCAAGGAGCTTGTCATTGAAAGGCAAAGGCTGGAACAAATGATCAAAGATCTCAACAGCGATGGCGCCATATCCCAGGAAAAGGACTATTCTGGTGGATTCGCAGAAAGATTTTCAAAATGAGTTTCAAGAGTAAGGACTGGGATGAGCTGGCAGAGAAGCTGGCAGAAAACGAATGCATCACTGCTGACGGGTTTGACTTGGCCCTGGTAGGGATTACCACGGGGGTCAACCCTGTTGCGGTGTATGACGTCAATAAGATGGTTCAGATCTTAGTCAAGAGTGATGGGATGAGCGAGGCAGATGCCATTGAGCACTTGGAGTTCAATGTGATTGGTGCCTACGTCGGAGAAAAGACGCCGATCTATATTGATATGGATTTCATGAGGGCTTGTGCGTTCATGCAAGACCCAGTAAACCATAGTATCGAGGATTGATGACATGAGGAGCATTTGTTTCTTCATGGTTTATCATGACAGGCCAGCCCTCACCAAAATGTCGGTCGATGACATGGCGGGGGCTATGCAATACTTCCGCAACGAAGGTCACGAGGTGCACGGGATTGTGATTGGCGACTCATACAACGTCGCCAGATACTGTGAACTGTATGGGATCAGGCATGAGATGTTTGAGAATTACCCTGTTTCAAATAAGTTTTCTTATGCGTGGATGAGAGCGGTCCAGCAGGACTACGAGTACATCGCCTGGTGGGGCAGTAACAACGTCCATGGTGCTGGTTACTTGGCAGAGTGTAATGAGGTTTTGAATGGGAACAAGTTTGTCACATTTGGAACCCGCAACTGCGTCATTATGAGTTCTGACCCAAAGCAGTATGAGACGTGTGTGTTTGTCCCACAGGAGGGATACCTGATTAGTAGTGGTCAGTTCTTTCTGACAAACGCAATCAAGAACTCCGTGAACGTTCTAACGGTTTACGATCGGGATCAGAAGTTGAATTTCGATGGGAAGATTCTTGACTGCATGACCAAGAAGTGGGGGCAAGAGATCGTGAAGGTTGTGACCCATGATGAGGAGGACTGTATCGACGTCAAGAACAGCGTCAATATCCACAGCTACCAGTCGTACATGGATGTAAAGAGATACAAGCGATACACGTCAAGTCACGAGATCTCACTTAGGCACCCAAGTTTAGAGTGTTACTTTTCTGGACAGTTTGACTGATGCTTGTAGAACTAGAGGAATATGAAGAGAAGGGAGTTGCCATTTGTCCCAACGGTACGGTTGGTGACCACGTCGAGCTCGGTGGGATTCTCGTTGTGCTTCCCAAGAAGCCAACGAAGAAGCAAATCCTCTACTCCGATCTACCCAAGCAGGATCAGTTCTGGCGGCGCGCTGATCTACCCAAAGAGTTATCGCGTATTCGTTCTATGGATGAGTGGGCGGAGATGCCCAGGGAGTTTAGAGAGAAGTTTCGTCCATACATCGAGGAAGAGTTTCGGCGTCGGCGTGAGGGTGTTTGGTTTTATAACCGAGGTGTGGCTACATACATCACGGGTCGTCACTACATGATGTTGCAGTGGACCAACCTCGATGTTGGTGCACCGTACTACCTTAATTTCCAGAGAGATATTTTTCTACATTTGGCGGCGTGTGAGGCGGACCCTAGATGCATTGGCCAACTGTATACTAAATGTCGTAGATCTGGATACACGAATATCTGTGCCTCCGTCCTGGTTGACGAGGCGACGCAGGTAAAGGATAAGCTCCTCGGGATTCAAAGCAAGACGGGTAAGGACGCTCAGGAAAACATCTTCATGAAGAAGGTGGTCCAGATGTTTCGTAAGTACCCATTCTTCTTTAAGCCCATTCAGGATGGTACGACCAACCCAAGGATGGAGCTCGCCTTTCGTGAACCATCAAAGAAGATCACAAAAAAGAACAAGACCTCTGTATCTGGTGACGCTCTGAACACTGTAATCAATTGGAAGAACACCACCAACAACGCGTACGACGGTGAGAAGCTCCACATCTTGTACTTAGACGAGGCGGGGAAATGGGAAAAACCTACAGACATAAGGGAGGCATGGCGCGTTCAGAGGACGTGTTTGATCGTAGGAAGAAAAATCGTGGGGAAGGCAATGGTCGGAAGCACCGTCAATCCCATGGACAAAGGAGGAAAAGAGTACAAGGACCTTTGGGAGGACTCGAATCCTGGGGAGAGGAACAAGAATGGTAGGACCAAGACGGGTCTTTACCGACTCTTCATTCCTGCTTACGACGCCCTGGAGGGATTCTTTGATCAATATGGAAACCCCGTAGTCCAGAGTCCTGAGAAGGACGTCATGGGAATCGACGGGGAGTACATTCACATGGGGGCCAAGGACTTCCTGAAGAATGAGAGGGACAGCATGAAGGGCAATGCGTCGGAGCTCAACGAGATTATCCGACAGTTTCCGTTCACAGAGGATGAGGCTTTCCGAGACAGCATCCAGGGTAGTCTGTTTAATGTCGGCAAGATCTACGAGCAGATTCAGCACAACGACGACCTATTCCCCAATCCTGTCATTCAGGGAAACTTTGTGTGGCAGGATGGGAAGAAAGACACCTCAGTGATCTTTCGACCAGATTCCAATGGACGGTTTCGTGTGGCGTGGTTGGCTCCTGAAGAAATTAGGAATCAAAGAAAAGAGGAGAACGGAAAGCTCGTCCCACCTAACTCCCTGATCGGAGTTGGCGGCGTTGACTCGTATGACCTGGACGCCACGGTAGACAACAGGGGGTCTAAGGGTGCGTTGCACTTGTACAACAAGTTCAACATGGGGTACCCCTCAAACCACTTTGTGGTTGAATACGCCGCTCGACCCCCGCTGGCCAGCATCTTCTATGAAGACGTCCTAATGGCGGCGTTCTTCTATGGGTATCCAATCTTGATTGAGAACAATAAGTATGGTATCGCTAGATACTTTGAGTCCAGAGGGTACGATGGGTATCTAATGAATCGACCTGGCCACCTTGGTCCAAAGGGCATGAACATGTCCAGCAAGACAAAAGGAATACCCTCTAACTCCCAGGATGTTATTCAAGCTCACGCCCATTCAGTTGAGGCTTACATCCATGAGCATGTGGGGTTGAACAGGGAGACGGGGGAGATGGGAAGTATGTATTTTAACAAGACCCTGGAGGACTGGATTGGATTCAAGATTGACAATAGAACCAAGTTTGACTTGACAATCAGTTCTGGACTTTGTCTTCTTGCGGCTCAAAAAGTAGAGAAGAAGGTTGTGAAGTCTGACTTCACAGATAAGGTGTTCTTTAGGCGATATAAGCCCATTCGCTGATTTAATATATTTGCAATACTAATTACCGTAGTGCAAATGAATGGAGGCAATAAGTCTGTGAAGTCGGGGTTCCCAGACCCCATGGCCTCTAGAGAGGAAAGGCAGAGCCAAGACTATGGCCTCAGATATGCCAAGGCCATCGAAACTCAGTGGGGTAAAGTTAATGAAAAGAGTTCTGTCTACGGGAAGCGTAATGAAATCTTCGAGCGAAACAGGGATTACGCGAACGGAACCCAAGACACCAGCATCTATAAGAAGCTACTGAGAACTCTCGACCCCAATAGTGCTGACGGTTCTTTGCTGAACCTGGACTTCACTACCGTCCCCGTCCTTCCAAAGTTTGTTCGGATCGTCGTCAACAAGATCATCAACAACAAGCTCTACCCAAACCTTGAGGCTGTTGACCCCGTCTCAATGACGAATCGGGACAACAAGAAGAAGCGCCTGATGAACCAGGTTGCCATGAAGGATGAGCTCATGGCACTCAAGCAAGAGACGGGGGGTCTTGTCTTGGACATGGACCCAGAAGAACTTCCCGACACGACGGAGGAGGCGGAGATCTTGTTTGACACGACAGAAAAGAACGCCGCTGAGATTTCAGCCCAGGTGTCTACGTCAATGACGCTGGAGTGGAACGACTTCCACGACAGCGTTTACTCTCGATGCGTCAACGACCTGGCGGCCTGTGGCATGGCAGTGGTCAAGCGGAGCAACGACCCTAACTATGGGATCAAGCTCAACTACGTCGACCCCAGCATGTTTGTTCATAGCTACACGGATGATCCGTTCATGAACGACCTGACTTATGCGGGGCACATCCGTAGCATTTCGATCAGTGAGCTCCGCCGCCTGGCGGGTGACGAAATTAGCGATGATGATCTGGACAAGATCATGAAGACTGCAACTCACCGAGATCCCAAGGAGCGTCACAACTACTACCACCAAAAGATTCGTAACGACGAGTACGACGAGTACATGGTTCAGGTCATGGACTTCGAGTTCAAGGCGGTAGAGACGATGTTCTTCCAGGAGCGTGACAATCGTCACGGTAATACTGGTTTTTATTTTGAGGGATTCAACAACGTCCCCAAGGCGGGAAGTGTTTTTGAGCGCAGGTCTCACTCCATGCAGATTGAGACTGTGTATGGCGGCACCTACATTATTGGTGCCGAACGACTCTTCGGTTATGGGGTAAAGTCCAACATCCCCAAGAACATTCACGACCTCTCTAAGGCGGAGCTTTCTTACTCCGCCGTCTGTACGAACATGCGGCGCAACATGCCCAAGTCCATGGTGGACGGGTGCATCGGTTACGCCGACATGCTTCAGATCACTCACCTCAAGATCCAACAGGCGATTGCCAAGGCCAAGCCCGATGGCCTGGTCATTGACATCGAGGGGCTTGAGAACGTGCAACTCGGCAAGGCGGGTGAGCTTCAGCCGCTGGACCTGCATGACATCTACGAGCAGACGGGCGTCTTTTACTATCGCAGTAAGAACCCTGAGGGTGGATTCCAGAACCCGCCCGTTCGTGAAATCGGCAATAGCATTCGGAACATCAATGAGTTGATTGCTCTGTACAATCACTACCTCAGGATGATCCGCGACACGACAGGCATCAACGAGGTCGTCGACGCCAGCTCACCAAAGACGGATGCGTTGGTCGGCGTACAACAACAGGCCATTCAAGCCTCGAACAATGCTACCTTCGACATCACGAACTCAGCCCTGGTTTTGTTCAAGAAGGTGTGCTCTGATGTCGTCAAATCGATTCAGATTTTGCCCCCTGAGTCCGTCATCTACCAGTCGTACATGTCTGCGATTGGAGAGTCCAACATGGACGTCGCCGCATCATTTGCCGAACTGCCCATGCACAACTTCGGTGTCGTCATCCAAAAGGACATGGAAGAGAAGGAGCGAGTCTATCTGGAGCAAAACATTCAGATGGCTCTGTCTCAGAAAGAATTGGACATCGAGGATGCCATTGCAATCCGAAACCTAAAGGACATCAATCAGGCCGAGCGTCTCCTGGTTATTAGGAGAAAGCGCAGGACGGAGAAGAATCAGCAGATGGTCCTCCAGCAACAGCAACAACAGGCGCAGTTGCAACAACAGCAACTCCAGCTTCAGGCTCAGGTGAAACAACAAGAGTCTCAACTGGAATCCCAACTAGAGGCGCAAAGAATTCAGATGCAGTCCCAGGCTGACATCGCCGTCGCCAAGGCCAAGCATGAGATGCAAAAAGAACTTGAGGTTCTAAAGTCCCAGGTCACTGGGATGAGCAAGCAGGGAGATCAGATGTTTAGGTCTCAGCTTGAGAACTTCAAAGAAAACAGAAAGGACGAACGGGTTGAGAAACAGGCTGAGGAGCAGAGCAAGCTCATTGCCCAGCGTAAAGGAACAAGCCCTGGATTCACCATGCTCAACGATTTGATCTAATGGCGAAAGTAAACTTAGATACCACTGAGACTCTGGACATTACATGTCGTCAGGGTGACACGTTTGAATTGACTATTACGCTCAAGGATGCAAGCGGAAATGGTCTCAACCTGGTTACGGATAATTACGGGTTCATTATGCAGGTGAGACAAGGAAAGTCTGGACGCTCTGCACTGAGATCTAGGCGCGTCCCCACAAGCGGAGGAGGCGGAGAGGCCGATCCGCCTGAACAGCCAGGTGAGGGCATTACCAACGACCCCAACATTGTCATTGGTAGTGCAGAGTTGGGTATCAAGGGTCCAGTAAACTTCTTGTTTAATGATAAGGATGACAACGGAAATGTTACTCTTTTCGTGAGCGCGGCTGATATGAGAAAGGTCAGACCAGGGCGGTACAGATATGACTTTCAGTATGTCGCGGGAACCACACACAAAACAGTGCTCAAGGGAGGTTTCGTTGTGAACGCAGATATTTCTAAAATTATCTAATGTCGACGTCAATTACAGTCACTGGGGGCACGAGTGTTTCTGTGACGGTGCCATCAACGGGCGCCGTCTCTGTTGTCAATAATGGTCAGAAAGGAGATAAGGGTGTGACTGGACCTGCTGGCCCGACAGGACCCACGGGCCCAACGGGCCCAACAGGCTCAACAGGCGCCACGGGCGCCACAGGCCCTCAGGGTGCTACGGGGGCTCAGGGACCTACGGGGTCTCAGGGTCCTCAGGGAAATACAGGCCCTCAGGGTGCCACTGGCGCTACGGGGGCCACGGGGGCCACGGGGGCCACTGGCGCGGCTGGCGCCGATGGTGGAACAAATATTGTCTTAGACACCTCCCCCCAACTTGGTGGGGATCTCGATATTAACGGCAATGACATCGTCAGCACTTCTGACGGGAATATTGACCTGAAGCCCAACGGCAACGGTAAAGTCGTTGTCGACAGTGCTAACTCTACTAGCGGCGTCAAGATTTCCGATGGTCATGTCGAGATCCTTAGTGGAACGGGAAGCGCAGGTAAGATTGACTTTTACTGTGAGAGCTCTGCGGCGCACAAGGTAACTGTTCAGGCCCCAGCGCACGCTGATTTTGCAGGGGATGTGCAGTTCACGCTCCCTACGTCGAATGGTAGTAACGGCCAGGTGTTGAAGACCGATGGGTCTGGAAACCTGTCCTACGTAAATCAAACGTCTGATACTCAACTTACCACCGAGGAGGTTCAGGACATAGCTGGTGGAATGTTCAGCGGGAACACCGAGAGCGGTATCACTGCAACTTACCAGGACGCCGACGGCACTATTGATTTAGAGGTGGGCGGCCTGACGGTGGCACAGGGTGGAACGGGAGCCACGTCGTTTGCTGATAAAGCAGTGTTGATTACGCAAGATAGCGGCACCGATACGGTGTCTGCTGCGGCCATGTCCACTAACGGTCAGCTTTTGATTGGTGGCACTAGCGGTCCTTCTGTAGCCACTCTCACAGCAGGAAGTAACGTAACCATCACCAATGCAGATGGCGCCATTACGATTGCCGCTGCTGGCGGCGGCGGTGGCGGCGGCGG